ACAGTATTAAATACTCGGTCAAGGGTAGTCTCAAATACTGTTTCTAACTCGCTGTTCTTTAGGTGTCCAGGAAGAAAGTCATAAATCTTCTTTGCCATATTATTCGCCTACTAATTCAGATTGTGCTAATTGTGTAATTATTTTTACATCGTTTGATGTTGTGACTGCCATAAATATTTCATTTAAAGCACACGAGATGCTTAATAATTTTGTAAATTCATTTGTAGAATATTTAGGAGTAATAACTACACTTGAAATATAATCTCCAAGTTCTTTATGAAGATACGCCGCTAGTTCTGAGAAATAGAATGTATCTCCGAAGTCCCAGTTATCAATTGTGAAATATTCATTCACTTTCGTGGACACTGCTGTTTTAATTTCACTGTCGGTATATCCTACTCCAAGTTTCTTAATAACTTTAAACACTGCTTGGTTTTCTGGTTCAGCATATGAGCCAAACAAGTATTTAAACTCAACTGGAATATAAGCAATATGGTCAGCCATTGTTGCTTTTGGCTCTATAGTGTCCATTATTTTAGATAACTCATAATTATTTGGCGGAACTGGAGTAGTTGTTGTGAAACTACTTGCTACCCATTTATTTACATTTCTAACATAATCTGAACTTAGTACATACATATCAACAATGTTACTTGTGCTAGGGTTAATTCTCTTATCTATGTCAGCATAGTGTTCCCATCTGAAACTTGTGAATGGGTCTTCAACAAAAGATATACCCTCTAGTACTCTATATTGTGTACCGTTATAATGTATTCTTAGTTTGTTACCATCCATATCATTATAATCGGCAGTTCCAGCCTCAACTTGTGTTGCTGTGCCAGCGGTCATTAGAGTCCAACTACCACCATCTCGTCTCCACCATCCAGGTGTTGTTGTATTATAATATATTATTGCAGAGGCTGGAACTAAACTAACATTCGAAGTTGCTATGAAAGTCTTAGATGCTCGTTCATATGTTACAGAATCGACCGTGTATTCTTCCATCACAATACTTTCGTCCGCAGTTACCTCAACTAACCCAAATGGATTATCAGTCGTATCTGATATCATCAGTTTTACTTTAGTGTTATCTATATATCCTGCTGTCGTATAGTAATCATCATAAACATATGATGACAATGCCTTGTATGTTGTTGTTGTGTTTTGACTGCTATTAGAAATATCAAATGTTGCTTTTACTCGTACTGAGTAATTTGCAAGTTCTGATAATGTAGGAGAAGTACCAATGTATACATCAATAAGGTCTCCAACACTCACTGCATGTGTCCAGAAAACAATTTTGTATGTTGTTCCTGTCGTATTCGTAATTTCTATGTGTGCGTTGTCTAGTATTATTCCAGCCTCATCTCTTAGTATAATGTTACTAGTAGTAAGAGGGTCACTTCCTTGTGAGTTTGTAAATGTAAATTCTCCATATGCATATTGTTTAAAGTACACATCAAAATCTAGTTCGTTAATGATACTTGAAGATGCTGTAGACATAGTAAAATCATAATCACTTGGATTTGCGCCTGGATAAGAAGTTAGGTAATCATTTATTTCTATTGGAGTGCCTGATGTTCCGTCTGTATCTTTCCAAACAAAATTACTCGTAGATGCCGCAGATAAGAAATAAGATTTTGATGGTTTTCCTTTAAAACCCTTATCTGTTAGTTCAATTTCGGTTAAACTAGTAGTACTGTTTGTCGCAGTTCCAACATTACCAGTATATCCGCCATCCCACTCAATAGACACATTTGACAAGTTAGTTTCACTAGAGGCAACAGTTGGAACATCTTGTTGAACCGATGTTGACAAATCTGTTAAATCTGCTAAGTCTGTTATTCCTAATCCAAGAGTATAAGTTGGTGTTGCTCCTATGATGTTGTTCGGAGACGCCGGTGATAAAATATTAGAATTACTAAGTGTGTGTTCTACTCCGTTAGGAGATATCAAAGAATGCGAGTAACTGGTAGATGTGACCGCATTGCTTTCAGTAAATTCATATGTCTCTGGTGCACCGCTATATTGGAACACAGCATTAAATGTTGCACCTGTTCCGCCATCAGTTACCACAGTTGAAACTGGAACTTGTCCTATGTTTACGGTTTCATCTGTTGCTGTATAAGTTGAGCCGCCACTAACTGACGCAACTGACTCGTAATTAAGATATATTGTGTCTCGTTTAGAAAGATTAGTTTCATTATCGACTACATCTGTAGTATTGCCATAATAAAATTTAACTTGGTCTCTACTTTCAAATGCTACTTTTTTACCAGTAAAAGTTGCTGTGTATTCCGCTTCGTTATCTCTAATTCCAGATTTATATTTAAACTCAACACTTACATCTGAAGCGGCACCTTGTGTTAGTGACCAACCCCACACACTACTTGCATATGTGTAGTATAGAGTAAAGGTCTCAGTGTTAGGGTCAATTTTACTTTTAATTGCTCCTATTCCTAGGCCTGCAAAATCAGTAGCCTTGAATTTTGTTCTAAATCCTCTTACAATTGATGTTATTTCACCAGCCTCTGATATTAATTTATTTAATGTATAAGTTGTGCCTGATACTGATTTTACATCTGCCCATATTATTGTTCCTGATGTTGTCTGTAATTTTACTGTATCTCCGACATATACTAGTTCCGACATACTGGTTCCTACTATAGTTGTTCCATCAGTGCTACTAATTGTGTAACTATTTCCTGATTGAGCAATGACTACTTCAGTCGTATTAGTTCTGTTTGTATGAAGAAATTTATTAAAAAGACTTGGATGCTTTAACACGCCTGCAATATCATTTCTTATGAAATCATCAGTGTTTGCTTTTGCTTTATTGTAACTTAATGAAACTGATATTGGTTCATCTTCAACAAATACACTACCATCAGAGCCAGTTATATTTAAGTTAGAGTGATGACCTAATACATCATCAGTTTCAAAGTAACGAGAGTTGCCAGCAAACGAAGTGTTCACTGCTTTAACTTTATTCACAACATTATTTCCAAGAGTCAATGGATATACATTATAGTCTTGTGCGTTTACCATTCTATCTTGTGAGTAATAACTTCTAGGTGCAATTCTACGCACACTTGAGTATGTTTCTCCTGAGAAGTTTTCACTAAAATCTTTTGTGCTTGATATTGTTAATGTTAGTCTGTATGTTCTATTATCACTACCTGTATATGGTATTGTTATAGTTGCGTTAGAAATATCATTCGCATTTACAGTAAAATTATCATTATCTGCTACTCTGTACCATGTTCTATAGTTGCCGTAGGCAGCATTTCCAAATACTCCATCTGGATAATGTAGTGTAATTGCATTGTTGTCTGCTGAGTTTACACTTACTAAATCTCCAGAACCAGTTCTTAGACTGTTATAGATTGCTGTCTCTCTTGTTTCGTTATCTACCTTTGTGATAGATGAAACATAATTTCTATCTGTGTCAATTTTTTGAATCCAAACATCTGAGTTAGATATATTATTTTCTGTTATTGGCTCTATTCTATTAGAAATTTTAGTATCGTAAGAGAAATCTTTGAACCCTAATGTTCCTGCAACTGCATAAACAAAGAAACCAGTTCTATCACTGCCAGAACCCAGATTATCATTTCTGTTAATAATCGTAAAGTTATTCTGAAGATTTGGTTCGTCTTCTTCTAATCTAGTTTTTGTTGCATCTAATAACACACGAACGGCTTCAAAACTTCTAGTTTTGCCATCAACATTTGCAGAAAATGTGTAATTTACATTTTTTATTGCTGTGTCTTCATTTACTTCATATAATGAGTGGTCAACTTCTGCTATGTTTAATGTAGATGTAGGATTTTGAATCTTGGTAGTGGCAGAAAATGCTGAATTTAAAATGCTGATAAAGTTCTCATACCAATCGATGTCATTGCTATCATTCCAGTTTACAGTCTTTCCTGATAATGATATTCCTAGATTATCGTATACTGCTTCATCAGTAGATAAACTTGTAATCTTCATAAAGCCCTTTGCATTGATTGGGCGTGTCTTGTTGTAACCTAGAGTTTTTGCCATCTGTAGAATACTTGCTCTTCGTTCGGCAGTATCCATAAAGTTTTCACGGGTATTCATATCTAATCGATATGATAAACTATGTCCAAGATATGCAACTAAATCCAGAATCGCAATGAATTCCGAACTTGCTATAAAGTCGTTAAATTTATCAGGATAAGTTTGTCCTATATATGCTAATAAGGCTTCTCTTATAGTATCGAAATCATATGCTTTGAGACTAACGTTGGTGAATGCAGTGTATACTGTTGTCCAACTCTCACTTGCGAATAGATTGTCTGTGCGTTCTTGGCTCATATTGTTCTCTCTATTATTCTCTGTCTAAATCAATACTTAATTCTACTTGCTCGTTTGACGGAAGTATTTCAAGTTTTAATTTAGCACTGATTGTGTGGTCCGAGTCTGATATATCAATGCTAATAAAATTACATCTCGGGTCATCATTTATGATGTTTGTTAAATCTTCTTCGATTAACTCAGTAGTTTCTTCAGTTAATGGCTCAAATAACATTTCATGTATAATTGACCCATAAGTAGGTAACATTACTCTTTCTCCCCTACGGGTCATAATATGGTTCATAATGTCTTCAATCACCAAGTCCTTGCCAGACAATACGTGATTTATTGCATTTTTGTTTTTGGTACTAAAACCTGTAAATAATGGCATAACTGTATTTTCTCTGTAGTTTATCTTTAATGTATTTATCTCCACATAATATTCGTAGTTTTGGTATTGACTTTTTGACTTAATAATGTTATCATACATATAAATAATAGCAATAATACTACAAGGATAACATCTAATGCCAAATTTAGTACCAATGGTCGTTGACCAATCAACAAATGGAGAGCGTAGTTACGATATTTTCTCTCGTTTATTAAAAGAAAGAGTTATATTCCTAACTAGCGAAGTGAATGACTATCAGGCAGACTTGATTTGTGCCCAGTTATTATTCTTAGAAGCAGAGAATTCAGAAAAAGATATTCATTTCTATATCAATTCACCGGGTGGAGCAGTGACTTCTGGCATGGCAATATATGATACTATGCAGTTTATTTCATCTCCAGTATCAACTACTGTGATGGGACAAGCGTGTTCTATGGGTTCATTACTTGCTCAAGCAGGTGCCAAAGGTAAAAGATATGTGTTGCCAAATAGTCGCACAATGATTCATCAGCCAAGTGGCGGTGCTGGTGGACAAGCAACTGATATGGAAATTCAAGTCAAAGAAATTCTTAAAATGAAAGAAAGACTAACTGGAATATATGTTTCACATAATACTGCTGAAAAGACATTCGAAGAGTTGACTGAAGCGATGGAGCGAGACAACTTTATGTCTGCTGAAGAAACTGTTGCTTTTGGACTAGCAGATAAAGTTATAGATAAGCGTTAAATACCAGGTACGAAACTGAACATCTTAGCAGTTTTTATTTTTTGTTGAGTTAGTTTCTCATCTATTTTGCCGTTTTTCGTTATATTTTTCTGAATTTCATCAGTTATTGAATACCAATCATTAGCATTTATAAGTTTAATAATAGGGCTATTTTCTATAGTATCAACGCCTTCATTAAAGAAATGATACAAAAGTGCATCATAGTGTGGTTGTGATATTTTAACTTTAATAAACTTTGATAATACATTTCCTATATTTCTTAATTGTTTTTCTAAAATAAACTCTGCCATTCCTTTTGTTATCTTATTGTTTGTTATATCTATTCTCGTAGATGCAACAGTGATATATCCATAGTTTAATTCGGTATCTGAAATTTTATAATTATATCCAACTACATTATTTTTAATACTAAGAGTGGGCTTATTATCTAGTATGATAGCGTTCTTACTAACGTTTGAGAACACTAAATCCGTTATAGTTGAGAGGCTGACTCTTATGTGAGAAAGTATATAGGTCGGCTTATCATTCAGGTCATAACCAGTTCCCAGAAATGTACCAGTTGGAGTGATGACGTGTAAAGGCAACTGTATATAGTTTAGTAGTGAGCCTTTTTTCTTATCGTATATCATGTTGTTCCCATATTCTTTTTACCATCTTCACTCGCAGATGCAATTGCAAATTCACTAGTGGCTGGCTTACTAGCGTGAGGGCGAACAAAAGGTTCGTGTGTTGGCATTTCAGACAGAATAGTATCAGTTAATTCTGTAGTTTCTAAGTTTTGCATATCTGGTAAAGAATCAACTAAAATGAGTTCAGATTCTGGCGCCAGAGGCCCGTTCAGGTGTAACTTACCACCAGTTGTTACTACACAGTTTACTCCAACATTGATATTCATCCCTGCTTCACTTTGTAAAAATTGGTTACCCTTACTTCTTAAATGTATCTCGCCAGTGCTTTCTTCATTTTCTGTTCCAGAATTAATTTTAGTGTCACCTCTAACACTATGCATATGAATATTTTCACCCGCTTCTATGTTAATATTCTTGTCTGCTCGAATATTAAAATCTTTTTCAGTTCGCATATTCATTGAACCTTCTGCATATGCATTTATTTCACCACCTGCTCCAAGTTCTATCCAACCAGTTCCGGTACTATTTATTGCATAGACAAAATCGTTTGCGCCATCTAATATCAGACATGAGCCAGAGGCTGTTGTCATTCGTATTTGTTCTGGATGAATAGTTCCGTCATCGTTGACACTGCCATCATCTATATAAAAAGAGCCTCCGCCTGGTGTTTTAAATCCGACTACTTTATTTTCTTGTGGTAATTCATACTTAGAATCTCTATGCGGAGAAGCAGTAGATGTTCCTCTTAATGTAT